CCCCTAAGAATCTAGTTGCTGGATATATGGATGCCTACCGCCTGCTCTGGCATGGCGATGACTTTGCCAAAAGTAATGACCTTGTTTCGGCCATGTTGGATCTTCCGGGGCCGACCTCTATGGGGCGCGGAATTATCCCTCGGCTTGAGGTGATCTCAGCAGCCAAGCGCGCCAGCGGTATTCTTTTGGACGATGTAGATGATTTTGAAATGTACAGCTCCGGGCTTTCTCGAACAGAGCGAACCGCATTCGACCTTGGGCATGGCCAGGTGCTGTATTCAGATGACTTCGCCAGAGCTGCTGGTAACTTGCAGCTATACAGCAGCTATGCCGCCTCTCTAACTCGCGGCTCCCGCACGGCCCCAGAAAGTCTGATTGCGCTGAAGCTACAGACGCTCAACCCCACAACGCTCCGTGAGCGTGGCGCAGCTAAGCTGGCCGACGCAATGGAGGCAGTGGGCGCTCGCCCCGGTGATATTCGGGAGGCATCTGAAGCCGTCAACCGAACGGCTACCGTTATGGGTTTGATGCGTGAAGGGCATACCCTAGAGCGCGCCATTGAAATTACTAAAAATGCACACGTGCCGTACGAACGCCTGACGCCGTTTGAGCGCACCTATCTAAAACGCGCCTTCTTGTACTACTCGTTCCCGCGCCATTACATGCCCTGGGCCTGGTCTAAGTTCATGGACGATCCGACAAAGCTGGCGAAGCTGAATAATACAATTCGCAGTCAGCGGATTATCTCAACCGATGAGGGGCGCGTACACCTGAAGCTTGGCGATTACCGAATCGATGTCGGTAGGGCGAACGCCAACCTAGAGGCTACTATGATGGTTGGCGCATTTGCAGACACCTTTGCTATGCCTTTGGGGCACGCGCTAGGTGCGGGCGAATCGGCAATGCACCCCTACGACCCAAATATCCTTTCTAACCAAATAACTGACGCCGGTCTAATGAGCTTTGGCGGTGTGTTTAGCATGCTAACTGGCGGCGCACGGCTTTTCCCGCAGGGCGAGCGCTCCGGTATGCGGAAATCAAATATCTGGGACGAGGCGCGCTCCCTCATTTGGCCGGTGAAGTATGCCTTCCAAACAATGAACCAGCTTGGCCTAGACGCGGGCAGGGGGTCGCCCACTAAAGAGGGTCAGTCGCCCTATGTTGACTATACCCCTATGGAGTCACTTATCACTAACTCAGACTTTGGGTTAGGTGTCCGCAAAGTGCGTCCCGACCATGAGGTTCGCAACGCCTATTATGAGTATCGCGCAATCGCCCGTAAACTGCGCCTGCGTGCGGCTGCGACCGAAGACCCGAAAAAGCGCTCTGCACTAGAAGAGAATATTAAGATGCTCAGTGAGACATTGCTAGCTATGCGCGACCGCCATGAGCTACAGGAGTTTGATTGATGCCTACCGCCACCGAACGGGGGATGCCGCTAGAGGAGAGGCTGTTTACACTCGTTAGCCGAGCGTTACTTGCAATCACGCTGTTTTTGCTCACGACTCTCTGGGCGAAGGTGGATCGTTTAGACGAGCAGACCAGGGCGCGTGACCGAGACTTGGCCGAGTTTATGCTTGAGATTGAGCATCGCATGACTGCACTGGAAGTGCGTAATGAGGATTAGCAAATACGTCTTAGCGCTGCCGCTACTGGCTAGCTGTGCAGGCTTAGCTCGTTTAGGTGGTGTGGCCGGTGGTGCCGCCTTAGGTTCATTAGCTGGCCCAGGTGGGGCCGCTGTTGGGGCTGCTGGCGGTCTATATGTAGCCGATGCTTCTTTGCCCGCATCGCCGCCAGCGCCTCCTGAGACTATTTGGGGTTTGCTGGCTATGGTGATTGATCAGGCGGCTTGGCTCGCGTTTGTAATTGCTCTACTGTGGGCCTTGGCCTGGGTCGCGCCATCACCAAAAGAGCTGTTCAGGCGACTAAGTGCTAGAATAAAAGGCGGCGCTTGAATAGTGAGGATTGGGCTTATATCGCAGGTTTTGTAGATGCTGACGGACATATCGGCGGCACTCGATCCGGTTATCGGAGTAACGGCGCAATACGTTACGCTGTTCGCATGACTGTAACTAACGCCAATCCCGAGATAGCAAACTGGTTAAAGAAGGAGTTTGGCGGATCTGTTCACCTCTCTAATACGAGTGCGCCCACTCACCATCGCCCGGTGTGGCGTTGGTCCGCAATGGGCCGCGACGCCAAGCCAGTTCTACTTAACCTCTTACCCTACCTAAGGGTAAAGAAGAAACAGGCCGAGCTTGTTTTACAGTTCATCGAAACGCTACGTCAACCCAGCGACTCGCCGCGAAGACTAACGAATGAGCAGGACGCGCAGCGTAATTACATCGTGCAACAGCTTCGCCGCTTAAACTACAGAGGACGTTTACTATGATTGTTCTTGGGGTAGATCCCGGTTATCGAAACTTGGGCCTGTGCATTGTGCGTATTGAGGAGCATAGCACGCGCTTAGAGATATTGTTCTCGCGCAACATGTCGGTTGGGAAGGCGACCGCCCCCCTGATGTTCACAAAGTTCCTTTGGCCAGAGCTTTTACGCCTTCATAAGGAGTACAAAATCGAGGCAATTGCAAGTGAAACGCCCCCGTTTATTATGGGGCAAATAAAAACGACCGCCTTCCTTTGGGCAGTATCTTCGATTATTGTGTCGTGGGCTTACGCGCACGATATTCCGTTTAGACACGCTTCGCCTATCTCTCTCAAGCGCGCAGTTTCTCGCGTACTTCAAATACCCTGGACGCGAAAATACATGCCCAAAAAGTCTGATGTGGGCTCGGCTGTTGAGCGCCTAGCCGGTGAGAAGCGCGCAACATCACATGAAAACGATGCCGCCCTTGCGGCTGCTATGATGTTTAGTAACCTGATTCCCGATGCAGGCCCTAAAGCTAAACTCAGTAGTTAGTCGTATCTCATTTGCCGGTGTTGCCATGACTTCTTTTGAAGTTATAGAACTGGCGATTGAGGATTTGTTTGCTCCAGTCAGTACGGTCTCTGCGTTTACAGAGGAGATTCGGGAGTCGATTGAACAGTCGGGCCTTATGAATCCTATTATTGTTGTACGGCTTCCCCGAGAGGATGCCGTTAGACACTTCAAAAAGAGTAGCGGTGAGGCCCGTAATGCCGCGCCGCTTCCGACAGGCTTTCCCGAAGCGCCCGTGATAAATATGATCTGGGGCGGGAGCAATCGAGTGGCGGCAGCAAAGTTGCTGGGTTATACACACGTAGACTGTGTGATAATCCCAGACTTTTACGTTGCGGGTGCCGCCCAGAATCAGCAGCGCGCCGCGTATAAACTGGTTAGAGATACGGAGGAGGTAACTGATGGGTTTGCCGGTAAAGCAGTCTAAGGATTCTGAGTTGAGCCGCCTTCCGTCTGTAGAAGAGATGGCGCGTAATCGCTTTGGCGATGTAGAGGGTCTGGCCATCGTCCAAAAAACTACCCTTGAGCTATCTGCGCATTACGCTGAGCGCTTCGACCTAGATCCGCTTGATCCTGAAGTAACGCTTGTGGCTGCCGCCTTAGCTTTTGCGCGACATAAAGAATTCACTCTACTGGTGGAGCTAGAGCGGGATTTATTTAGCCGCGTTACAACATCGCCGGAGGGCGCGTCATACGGAGAGATTCTTTTTACCGTAACCCGTACAGGCGCTTACCGTGAAATCCATAGGGAAATTGATCGGCTCCACCGCTGCTCGAATCAATACCTGAAAGAATTACAGGGCTTGGCTAGTGACTGAGGGCTAACTCCACGCTCTAGATTGCGTAAAACATCTAGCTCAACCTCTACAGTAGACCAGTTGAACTTACATTTACTGCATCGCCGCACTCTTCGTGTAGAGCAACGTTGCGGGTTTGGTTTGGTGTCAAGCACCAACACATCATGGCTCGCACAGCGCGGGCAGGTCATCGCAAGTCTTTGTGCATAATCAGGATGTTCTCAGCAAAGCCTTGGATATCTTTTAGTGTATCTTTGCTCGGCCCGGCCCTGCTCATGCAGCGTGAGATTTTCTGTAGCATGTTCATAAAGCACACATCGTCTGCACTAAGTACGTGATGAATGGACATAGACTTATGGCGCAGGTAAACGTCCCATAGCGCAGCAGTGCGCGCATGGTTCTCATGTGGGCGACCGTAAGTCTCGCCCCTGGCCTTCACCAAGTCTTGAATAGAGGCTTCAGGCTCCATCAGTATCCTTCTCTTCCCCGCCCTCAGTGGCGCGCTGGTGTAGCACTGCCAGGGCAGACAGTCCGATTTTGACTAGATCAAGGTCAGGCAGTTTAGATAACTCATCCAGCAAATAGACCGGGCCTTCCGGTTGCTCAGTCGCCGTCTCTGGTTGGGTTTTCTTTACAGACCTTTTTGAAGGGGCAGTATCCTGGCCGCCCGCCTCGTCCACACTGGAAGTGGGCATCTTTTCCATGTCTTACTAAAAACTCCTCTCCGGGGTCGTTCTGTTCGAGGGCCATGTCAAGGGCGATCTTCACCCTAGCTAATTCATCTTTCAATGCTTCTGGAGCAATGAACCGTGGAGCTAGTGGCTGTACCAACGAGTCGCGGTTGATACCAGCAATGATGGCTCCATCGTTTATCTGACCTAGTGCGTCAGCGTAAACGGCTACCTGGGCGAGGTAGCCGAACGCATCGGGATCTTCTCCCCAAACCGTTTTGCCATGTTTCTTATAGGAAAAGCCGCCCATTGTTTTGAAATCAATCAGCATACTTTTGGGCTGGTCCTCGTTCAGATAGGGAGCGCAGGCAGCCCGATCTTCTGCGATAATCAACATGTCTACATGGCCCTTCTGATTGAACTTATCTTGCTTGGGCCACCACTGCGGTAGGTGTACCGGAACTTCAGTGTGCGCTGAAAAGCCGCCGGGGAGCGCTGACTTCACAGCCGCATAAGACAGTTCGTGGAGCAGGTGTCCGACCGCGAAGGTGGGACCAATGTTATCAGGCATCTTGCCCGAGTCTTCGCCCTTGACACTGAAGTAAGTCTGCCGAGCGCAGGCCAAGAACGCTGATGGGCGTACGGTCCTGGCCTCATTTCTACGTGTAAACACTTCAATCATGGAGTCGCGGGCGCTGTCTATATGTGACTCAGCGAGGTGCGGCTCGATGTTATGTACAGACATGCCATGCATCCACATGTCTTTTAGTAGGTGAGACCAGTCTAATGCCTTGTCGGGCGGGGGAAGTGCGTTTGTTTTCATGCTAGTGCCTCTATGATTTCGTGTGGTTCTTGCTCTACAGTAATTGCTTTTTCCGCTCCACTGATAAAAATCATCGACCCACCTAATCGGAAGTTCGGGACAATGGAGAGGATGCTCTTCATGGCTATGAAACGGGCTCCGCTGCTATCGCGTAAGTACAGAAAGGCTTGTTGCCCCATTTCAATTGATCGAATCTCGTAAACTTCTTCAGCCATCGCGGTTGCTTTCTTTTTGAGAGTAGTGGGGAACCAGACAACGCACCCGCTTCTGGATCGTTACCTGGCTCCCCTTAGTTCAACTAACGCGCTATGAAACGTTAGTTGAAGGGCGTAAACCGAAACTCGGCCCACTCCCCGAAGTCTCCGTCTTCATGGAAGACGTTCACGTTGACCGTTTCACCGATGAGGTCTCTGGGTGTCTTACCTCTAGCCGCATCGGCGTCGGGCCAAACTGCCTTCAGCAACTTGGCATACGTTGCTCGGGCATTCAACGGTCGCTTGTAGTTGACCCACGTAGACAGATCAATATCGCTGTTTGAGCAGTCGAACGTGATCAGAAGCCGTGCCTCAACACCCTTTTCCTTGGACTTTTCGTGCGGTTCAAACGCACGAACTTCCGTGATGGTGCTTTCGGGATAGGCCCCTTCGGGGGTCATGGGACGCTTGCCCTCGTACTCCGCGTCTGTGATGGAGTCATTGAGAATTGCGTCAGCGTCAAACTCTTCACTCATTAGGATCCTCTAGAGGCTTAGGGCCTCGATCTAGGGTTTTGAGTAGTGATAAGAGGTCAAGACCGTGATCAGCCGCTAAAGGCTTCGCCCTTAGTAGCTTCTCTACAGTCCCAGCCAGGGCCTCTTTATCCCTGGGTGGACGGTCGCCCATCTCAGCCAGCGCGTCTCTAACGCGCCGATCAATTAGACTGGCGATAGATTCGTGATCAGACATCGCCCCAAGTTTCTCCTGTACTAAAGTGTGCGGGAAACTGAACGTTGGAGAATGTTTCTTTGTATGCGTTGTCGGCGGCGGTTTCCATTACTTCTTTCAATTCTTCCCCTTGGCCAGTGCCGCCAAGCAGAATCTCATCGTGGATGGAAAGGATGGGTTGTAGCTCGGCGGCATCAACAGCTACTAGAGCCTGTCGCATTAGTTCAGCCGCTGAGCCCTGAACAATAACGCTAATGGCGGGGCGTGTCCCCTCGGAACTGGAAAAAATACGTGTTCTTCCGGCAATTGTTCTAGCTACACGGTACGTATCAGCCTCTTGCCATACCCTTTCCATCCACGCATGTAGATCAGGGAGGTTTCGTCGATAGTCATGCAGAAAGCGGTTGGCGGCTAGCTTAGAAGTTTTCAATTCAAGCGCGAGGCGCTTAGCCCCCATTCCATTTAGAATCCCAAAGTTGACTGCTTTAGCTTTGAAGCGCTCCTCTGGCTGAATGTCATCGGGCGCTTTACCTAGCATTTTGGCCGCTACCTCCGTATGTGGGCAGCGGCCTGTTGCAAACGCCTCCAGCAAAATAGCCTCTTTAGCAAAAGAAGCGGCTACCCGAAGTTCGACTTGACTGAAGTCACATGCAGTGACCCCATCCCCCTTCTCTGAGGTCAGACAACTTCGGATAGCCTTACCTAACGGCCCGCGCTTTGGGATCTGTTGTAGATTGGGGGTGTCGCAAGAGAAGCGCCCCGTGGCCGTACGTGTTGTATTGGTACGTGGATAAAGAATATCGTCCTGCGTTAGTTTGGGTAGCGGCTCAATAAAGCTGGTCCGTAGTTTGATGAGCTTGCGCCAGTCGATGAGCTTTTGGACTAACTCATCCCCCTTATCGGCAAGACTTTGTAGTGCAACCTTAGACGTACTGGGTTTTCCGGTCAGCGTTTGGGGCAGCTTGCGGCCCGACTCTAGCAACCATGTAGCAACTTGGTGGGTGGAGTTTAGATTCCCTAACATTCCTTCATCCCTTAGCAGTTGCTCACTTGCCGCAATGCGTGTGTTCAAACGCACACTTAGTTCCGCTAATGGCTCCGTCAAAAGACGCATCCCGCGCTGCTCCATTCGGTAAACCGCGCCTTCAACTTTGTAGTCCTCTTCGGCCTGCTCAAGTTGCAATGTTTTAGCCAGCTTAGCGGTAGTCAAGCAATCGTCGGCTAAGTATGCGAAGAGTTCTTCTGAGGGAATGTCCAAGATGCGACCCTGTTTTAGCGCGTCTGGTGTAGCAATTTTATCCCAGCCCCTGACCTTGGCTAGATGATCCATGCTGTGCCTGCCCGTAGTGTGGCGATAGTAGGCCGCCACCATCGTATCTATCCACGGCTTCTTGGGACTAATCTTTAGGGCATGCAGATCGAAGCGGAGGTTGTGGCCAATTAGCGTGAGGTTTTCTAAGAATGTCCCAATGGCCCAATGGTCAAACTCTGCGCGGTTGATGATGAACACATGGCGAACACCTAAAGGCATCAGCCCGATCCAAAAGGCACGATGCGAAGGCGCATGACCCACCACCTCTAGGCCGTTTGTTTCTGTATCCATTACCCATTTACTCTCATCATTTGCAATAAGTAAGCGGTGTAACTCACTTTCTGTGGGGCGATGGATCGTTATGTCAGACATGTTTCCTCCTATAACGTGATGGTAATGCGTTCAAACAGAATAGGTTCTCCTCCGGCCCACGGCGTTAGTCCGGTTGTGCGTAGCTGATTTAGATCGGGCTGTGTTGCGGGCGTCTCGTTATCGATAAGTAACTGGACACGTACTCGTCGCTGCCCCCGGTTCACTAAAAAGTAGGCTAGTTGGGCGACCTTGTTCTTTACGGTAGTGACTTGCCACTCACCAGATTCATTACCTATGCCTAGAACCTGTGGTCGAAACGGTAGGCCCCTTGCCCAATACTCTTTCCAGTGGCTCTGGAAACGCTCGTTTACTGTAACGGGCTTCACTAACTCAAGGAACTGCTCTGTTAGAAGCGTTGCGATGTATCCCTTGCGCCGTGTCTCGTAGCTAAGGAAGCTGGCCTGTCGTTGTTTAGCGTACGTCGGTTTTAGCTTTGCAGGCATATTCTGCCACGCGGCGTCAAACTTAGACGCCCTACCTAAACGCCGGTAGCTTAGCCTATTCAACTGGTTATTCAGTTGCGCGGTATAGTGTGACTGATCGATCTGTTGGCTTGTGTAAAATAACATTACTGAGGTAATCGCGCCCTGAGCATTCGGGGTAAGTAGATTCGCTTCCGCGCCCTAGTCAACATGACATAGAGCAGGCGTATGGTCTCAGGATCTCGCCGCTCGAATCGCTCCATTGCAACACGGGACCACGGCAGGATGTAAACGTCATCTGCCTCTGCCCCTTTAGCTGCATGCCCTGTACTTAGTACAAGTTCTCTGTCAGCGGCGGCTACGTTTGGAACAATGCCGGTGCGCACCAAGCCCCAATTGCGGAATGCTCGCGCAATGTTTCGCCTAGAATAACCTAACACTAGGCCACGTAACGGCTTAGCGCGGGAGTCCCAGGCTAGTAGTTCAGTTTTATGTTGCGCTCTAAAGGTCTTAGCTGGGCGGTCGTAGTAGCTGCGCAGAACGCGGGCCGCTATAGTTGCTACTGGATCGCCAACACGATAGCCCGTATCAAGAATAATCTGACGATTGGCCATAGACCAAAGGGGCGGCAGCGCTCCCCCAAGAACACCTTTGGCCACTCCAAATATAGACTGGCCAGGATCCCCATAGGCGTACACATTGCCCGTGTTCTTGACGAGAGCCACTGCCGCCCGCAATTCTACCCAAGACATATCCTGGGCTTCATCTATAGCGATCTGCTCAAACTGCTCTTCTTTTGGCATTGGCGCTCCAGCCTCTACCCAACGAGCTAGGGGTAACAAGAACTTCAAAGCCCCTTTAGGTTGCTCATGGTCGAGTCTAAACGGCGGAGCGCCGTTACTCCATGCGTGTAGTTGCTTCGCAAGCGCATCTTGCCTAGTGGTCGGCTTGTTGCTTGGCGCATCTTCAATGTACTGAAATAGCGCCGGGTCAAGTAGGTGGTGTATTCGACGCACGCTATATGTTTGACTGCCCGTTGCAGTCTGCACATTGGAGCCAGTTACATATGGCTTGACGTATGGCCATGTCAGTGAGTACACCGTTCCCGATTGCAGATCGGGGGCGCGTTTACGCAGCACGCCAGCTGCGTCATTAGTGTAGGTAACTACAGCAGATCGTGATCCCCAACTAGCCGCCTTTTCAATGATGGTTCTAGTTTTACCTGTACCGGGTGGCCCATCAATAGCTACCACTCGACGCTTTGATTCATTCATTCCTCGCAGTCTAGTTTGAATCCACGGCTGTTACCTGTAGTTACACGGATCTTATCGGCAAGTAGCGCGTCAAATGCGCCGCGATAATCTAACAAGTTATCTCCAGATGCCAGAGCCCACGCCCCGGCCTCTCGAAATAAGTGTCTAGCAGAGACTAGAGTATTCTCTGCGGCAGGGTGAAGGTTGTCAGAGTCGCCCCCCCAACTTTTTTGCATTAGTTGAGCGACCCTTTTTAGGAACTTGTCCTCGTCAACCTCCACACCCAGTTCTACCTTGAAGGGTAGATTGATGTGGATAGTTGTCATTACTTGTTTGCTTCCAGATACTCCGTCATTACGACGTGCATAACGTCGCGCACCGTCCACGGGAAAGTCCGGCTGTCTTTGCGGTTCTGCCGGTAGTCTGCAAACCTCTGAAAAAGCTTCGTGTCCAGCTGAACCAGAAGTTGTTGTGTCGAAGCCTTCGGGCGCTGCGTAGAGCGAACGACCTTTTTGCGAGCAACCTTTTTCTTTACCGTAGCTTTCTTAGCCATGTGTATCCCTCCCTGGGATTACTGCGTATCCTTTTGACGCACGAACTGCTCGTATTGAGCACCAATAAATTCCTGCGTCTCTTCGTGAAACTGCGACAAGGGACACACCCAGACCTTTTGGCCTGAGCGCATTCCTACCAACGTCTTTTGGAGAAGGTACTTACCCACTAATTTCTTAGCTTTGGGGATGTCCCCCAACTGAGTAAGCATCGTCTCTTGCAAAAGAGGTGGAATGACTAATGCGGGCGGCTGATCTTCCGACAGCGGCCACACAACAAACGTTGTAGATGTGCCTAAGGGGCGTTTCTCTGTCCAAGCCTCTAAGAATAGAAGATCGCCAGCTGAGATGCGCGCCCACTCTTCTAGTAGTTCCCAGAAGCGTTCTTCCGGCGGGATCCCTAATTGATCCACAGCTTTCTGGGTACTGAGCATGTACTCTAGAACCTTCGCCCATCCGGGTTGTATAAACAACGGAGAGCGAGAGACGGTATCCATACTAGCGCTCGACAATCGAGTGAGTGTCGGCAGAATATCCCGTAAATCACTTAGATGTGTAACGTGGCTAGCTTCGTGGCGGCGTTTAGCTGAACCCCCAAAGCCAACCATCCATTCTTTAGTCTTCCCTGAACTATCTCGAATTTCGACAAGCCAGGGAACACCAGAAAAGACCCCTTCACACTCCGCACGAATGTCAGTAACGCTCGGGTGCTTCTCTCTGGCCTGGTATTTCTCAGCGTTTTTGCTGCCGGTGGCCCACCCAGAGTTGATGGCTATGCGAAACTCCTTTTCATTGAACGTGCCTAACTTAGAGTGCAGCGTCTGCCACACCAGATGAACCACATCGGGAGCGAGTTGCTTTTTGGGATGTAAACGCCCGATGATCTGCCCTACCCGCGCAACGAAGTTATTCCGCTCGCCCTCTTGAACCGGGTCTAGCTGCCCCAATAACCCTACAAAGTGCATCACTTCTGTAGGTTGCGGCCCCTCATCAGTTTTGCCCTGATCTTTGCGGGCAACTAGACGTGACATGAGGGACGTGGGCGGCAGCGTTAGCGTGGTGGGATCTAACTTGCCGTGTATGACCTTATACTTTGCGGGCTTCCCGTTCTTGTTGACTACTGTAGAGCCCGGTAACATGATTAGGCGGCGCGCCTTGGACGATACGCGAACCTCCCCTGTAACCCCTTCCCCAAGATCAAATGTAGCGGGAAGCCGCTCGGCGCTCACATTATCGGGAACTTTGAACCAGACGTGATAGCCCCCAGAAGGTGATGCCACGACTAGCGTATTGTCTGGAATCTCTGGTTCACTCGAAAGTATTGGCCACAAATCCGTAAGCGCCATGCCGTAAGTATCTAAATCCAGAACTAGCAGGCTGACCGCATCGGTTGCTTGCGGACACAATGCCGCGCCTGTTCCAGTGGCGTGTACTAGGTGGGCGTGCAGTAGCTCCTGCTCGCCCTCTTCTATAAAAGAATCCCAGTTTTTACCGCCGAGTTTTGTTGGGTACTTGTGTCGATTTTGAGTAGGGAAAACCCAATACCCTTTCTCGCTCAAGCTAATCCATTCCAACATGGTGCATGTCTCCTGCATTTACTTCTCCCGCGATTACACGCCAACAGCGTGCCATTGCAATACCCCAGGCGTCCCCGTGGTCGTAACTGGCTGTATGCCAAGCGATTGTGTGCGCCCACTCATGCGCTAAAACCAGGAACATCGCATCGGGCGAGTTCTCCATCACCTCTTTGTTTAGACGTATCAGGTAGTATTCCTTCCGCTGAGTACAGTCTCCCAAACGGTCATTAGGAACGGCGTCCGTGACGCGCACCTTCACACTGCGCCCGTCTGGGGGTGACGCGAACACCCGCAGCAAGCGCACCGTTCGCCATAACTTGAGCCTCCGCTCATTTCTTTTTCTTGCCACTTGGCCTCCCGAGACGGGACATATCAGCCCCTTCAAGGTATAAACGCACTGCGGTGCGTATGACCTGGCTCATCGAACAGTCCAGCTGTTCTGCTACCTCCCAGAGGTCATCCACCATGCTCTGCCCAAGTAGCAGTTCAAATCTACAATCCTTCGGTTCGCCCACAATCCGGTCCTTTCTTTCAGTGCCCCCCTATTAGGGGCCTTTCGACGTATTCAATCGCCGCAAACCCTTGCCGCGCAGCGGGTTACAGCGATTCGGCGGTTTCGCGGCTCCGGCGGCGCACTCGCCACTCAAACTATCACCTTCACCGCCAGCGGCTGACAGCGATTCGGGCGGATTCGGACGCAAGTGCTGGTTTCGCAGCGGGTTGCGTCGATCCGAATACGTCGAAAGGCTCCTATAGGGGAAGCGGGTGTTTCAATCGCTCCCTCTCAAACGCCTTCTCCCAGCTACCGCCCATCTTTCTGGCAATGTCTCGGTAGGCAATGTAGAGATCGTACCCCTTCCGGTACACCTCCCCATCATCGGTCATTTCGTAGCACCAGTCGAGCTTCTTGATGTTTGCCTGAAAGGCTTCAAACGCAAGCTCGTGGCACAGCGGGGGGAGGAGGTT